TTGTAAGCCATGTACAATCTTTCTGAAAAAAGTTTCTCCCATCCATATTCTGAATCTGGTGCTGCTGGATATGCTGAATCTTCCCTACAATCAGGATTATCAGGGTCTACTTGATTATGTTCTGGATACATACATGCTGATCCAGAGTAAAATATCTTTGTCTTATTTACTTCATAATCATCATTATATTCTCTTTGTTTTTCTAGCACATTTAGATTAATAGTTACTGAGTTCTGCATGATCTCAGCATCATTCTCACCAGTGAATACAAATCCTGCACCACCCATGTCAGCAGCAAACTGATAGATCTCATCAAATGGTTCTATCATCTTGTAAGGTATTGAATTATAAAAGTTACCTTGATATCCTTTAAATTGTAATACTCTTTTTACAAAATCAGGGTCACGTAAATCTCCATGCACAAATTCATGGGCATCTGTGTCACCATACTCAGGGTATTTAAGGTCTACACCCCTTACCCAGTAACCTTCTTTACGAAGCCTCTTAACCATATGGCTTCCAATAAAACCACCTGCACCTAATACAAGCGCAGTTTTTTTAGGATCAGTCATTTTTAATCAACTCATGGATGTATTCTACAGAATAATAAAAACTATGTCAACCTCTATCTGCTCTTTCTTGAGCAGCAAGTTTTTCAAATGCTATCACATCTATCTTACGCAATACTGCTTCAATTATACTAACTCTTTCTGCTAGATCTGCATCTTCAGTGTCATGATTACACTTAGGATGTGCCTCTGCCTCTAATGCTGTAAGTCTTTTCTCTACTTCTACATCATACTTAGACATTGCTGCACCACTAGCAGATACTCCTGCCTTTCCCTTTGCCATGATTAATTTAATTAACTCTTGGATTATTTATATCCATCTATTGACTGTGAGTTCTATAGACCCATCAACCATTTCCCATTCCTCTTCTACTTCAAATCCCATGTCCTTAACAGTATTATGAATTGTCATACGTGCATACTGCTGATTGACCTTATCAATAAATCTTTCTACTGGAACAGGTTGATTCCATGTTTCTAAATCTGCTACCAATTCATACTCACCTGTCACTGGATTCATACGAAATCCAATGTCTTGAGCAATGGCAACCTCAGCCTCTACTGTTTCATGACCAATGCCATGAGAACCAGTTACCTTAAGTTCCTGATCCTCTTTGACATCATACTGAAGCAATTCTAATGCTTCAACTAGTTGTGGTTTGCTCTTGAGTTTGGTCTTGATTGTGCTGAAGTGTGACATTGCTGTAGTATTCTGGTTTAACTTCTGTATAATTAACAGAACCTAATTTTTTTTCTATAGTTCTAGTTATATTCTCACAATCATTACCAACGACACCAAAGACTTCTTCAGCCACAGTGCCATCTTGATGTATTGTAAATTTAATTTGTTGTTGTGGCATTAGAATGTATGAGGGTGAGTGTCTACATCTGCATGTTCAATATTATCTATACTTTCTATGTGACCATGATCAATATCAATATGCCACTTCTTTTCTAGTGCATCAGCAATTCTTTCAAGTGCTGATGCTATTCTATTGAACTCCTCACTCATAATAATCACCCTTGGTATATGCAGGAACACCATCAGGATCTAACCATTTGGTATATTCAAAGTCTTCCATGGCAGTGGTCAACTGCATACCATTGTCACAAAGATACATGTCTTTGTATCTTCTTGTGTAGCTATCCATCTTCTGGATACGAAAGTCAGGTTTACCATTATCTAGAGTGCCATTCTCAACATAACGATAAGGAAATCTTTCAAGTAGAACTGTCATTAGCGATACCCATCAAATTCAGAGTTTGTTGCATTAGCATTAGCAGTTTGTTTATAAACTAGATCTTCTGATATAGCATCAATTAGAATATCATAATCATCTAAGGCATCTCCACTGAAAGAGATCAACCCTTCTCTCTCATAATATTTTCTCACCTTCTTAAACAACTTGGGATTTTTTACATCTAGGAAAAAATCCCCATTGACTGCACCCTGTAAGGTCTGCAGATCTTTCTTGAACTTTGAAGTAAGCGTCATTGCTCTGTTGTTGGACTCTTCTAGTATAGGGTAAACTGCTCAGTAAGTCAAGAGGAGTGGACACTTTCCCAATCGGCTTGGAAGAGTTCTAATCCCTTGTCAGTAAGGATATGATTATACATCTTCTCAAAAACTGCTGGTGGCATGGTAACAATGTCAGATCCATGCTCAAATAACCTACCCACATCTCTTACATTTCTAATAGATGCTGCTAACACTTCAGTGGTTACAAAGTGTTCTTTGAATACCTTGGCAATATCTTTTACTAAACATATACCACCAAAAGAATTATCATCCACTCTACCTACAAATGGTGACACATACTTAGCACCTGCTTTTGCTGCTAATATCGCTTGTGCCTGAGAGAATATAAGAGTTACGTTGACTCTAATGCCAGCATTTGATAGTTCCTTACATGCTCTTAATCCATCTACACTACAAGGGACTTTGACTGTGCAACACTTACCAAAGGTGAGTGCTAATCCTCCACCCTCTTTTATCATTTCATCAGCATTACCCACTACTTCCATACTAATATCTTGAATACCTAAGTCCTTCAACTCTTGATATACTTCTAAAGGATCTCTTCCACTTTTTTTAATTAAGGTGGGGTTAGTTGTAATACCATCTATGAGTCCACTAGCAAAATGCTTCTCTATGAGAGAAGTATCAGCAGTATCCAAAAAGATTTTCATGTTTGTTCAGACTCTTCAAATTCAACACTAATTATATCACATTCATCCTCATCATGCAATTCTATCCACTCCTCAAACTCCTTATAGAGGGCATCTTTCTCTCCAATTGTCACAGCATCCTCAAGTTTCTTCCTAGCCCACTGAGTAATATGAGCAACCACCTCCTCAGTCTCCTCCAAAGTAGTTCTTTTTGAAGTATCTGGAAAGGATGTTGCTGTTGTAGTACGCTGGTGTTCCATCACCCAAGGCTTCAGTGAGGACGTTGTTTTTGAAGAGTTGTCTCGTCTCTTCATAGTTTGTCTTGCCAGCTGTTTTATGTAAGCTGAGGATAGTTCTGCTAAAGTTTTGTCTACCCAGTTGTTCAATCTCTTCTTTAAGTTCTGGACAAGACCCATAATACCTCTTCCAATCAGATTCAGATTTTACTTTTCTTTTTTTACCCTTGGGAGTTCTAAACTTCCAAAAGTATTTCCTTCCAATATACTGACGTTGGGTATGATTATTAGTAATGTTATAAACAAACCCAAAAGTCTCCCCAATATCGCAAGACCCAAAAGCTTTCCCATTATAGAACCACGGATTCTCATAGTCAATAGGCATACTCATCAAGGACATCCAACGCGTTATTTAGAATGCGTTGTGCTGCACCTCTTTGTCTATCATCCCATTCAGGATACCAAGAGTGTTCATTTAAACCTTTCTTTATACTCTCAAGACGTGCAGTCATGTCAATTTTTTTAAGTCTACCATTCATGATTGTAGAAACATTTGCTACATTATTATTTACGCAAAGTCTGTAAATATTCTATTACATGTCCACGAATCCACATTAACTCATTGTAACATTCCTGATTGTGAGCACAACTTCTTAACTTAGAGTCTGGTTTATGAACACTCTCTGTAAAAATAGTAAGTGCATCATTCCACTTTTGATCTGCTGTAGTCATAATTTAAATCCTGAGAAGGTGTCTTTCTTAACATCTTGTTTGATACCACCAACCATATAAGACTCAACTTCAGTCTCTTGTGGTGCTACCTGCAACCCTTTAGATGATATCCAATGAGTAGTCCAAGGTAGTGGATTGTTTTTTGCTGGAACATCATACTGTTGCTTCAAACCAATAGCTCTGATTCTCTTATTAGCAATCCACTCAACATACTGATATAGTAATTTATCATTCAAACCAATCATGCTTCCATTCTTGAACAAATACTCTGCCCACTTCTTCTCCTCATTCACACACTTATCAAACATTTGATATGTCCACTCCTCTTCCTCCTTCATTATCTCAACCATCTCAGGATCATCACCCTTCCTCCAGTTGTTTAATATTGATTGAGTTATGACCAGATGCTGGTTCTCATCTCTAGCAATAAGCGATATGATTTTAGCGGATCCTTCCATGAGTTTGAGCTCACCAAAAGCAAAACTACAAGCGAAAGAAACATAAAAGCGGATACCTTCCAGAATGTTGACATTGGCTACTGCTCTATAAAGTTTACGTTTTACCTCCTTCATTTCTAAAACAGGTAAGGATGTGTTTAAAGACTTATCCATGTCTCTCCATAAGTTACTTTGACCCCACTGCTGTGCTTCATTAATGAAATCATCATAAGATCCAGTCACACTAGCAGCACGCTCTAATATCTTTGGATCTCTAATTATAGTATCAAAGACTTCAGAAGAATTTGGATATACATTTTTTATAATGTAGGTGTAAGATCTGCTATGAATCATTTCCATGAAACCCCACACCTCCATACATGCTTCTAACTCAGGTAGAGAGCAGTAAGGTATAAAAGCCATACCAGGAGCACGCCCTTGTACACTATCAAGCATAATCTGGTATTTAAGATTGCTTGTATAGATGTGTTTTTGTTCTGGACGCAGTGTTTGATAGTCTCCACGATCTTTTTGTAATGATACTTCTTCTGGTCTCCAAAAGTATCCTAACTGTTGTGTTGTTAATTTGTCAAACACAGGATACTTAAAGTTATCATACCTTTGAACTCCCAATGGTTTACCAAAGAACATTGGTTGCTTCTTGGTGTTGACTTCTTTAGTATTAAAGACAGTCATTCCTTTGATATCAGATGGCACAGGACTCACACTCCTCTTGGTTAGATGTACTTAATTCTTGAAGTAGATTATTTAGATCTGGTTTATCTTCCTCCACCTCATCAGTTTTCATATCATGAGTATTTTGATAGTAAGAAGTCTTCCAACCCAACTTGTAAGTGGTCAGCAAATCTTGTGCCATAACTGATACTGGCACTTCATTATCTGGATAATTTTCTGGATTGTAACTCCAGTTACCACTGATCCCTTGATCAAAAAACTTCTGCATGACTGCCACTATATTGATATACCCAGTGTTATCAGGCATATCCCATAGCAATGTATAATTATTTTTTAAAGTCCCATAAGATGGAACAACTTGCTTAAGGGGTCCTTTCTTTGACTTCTTAATGGACAGGTATCCTCTAGGTGGTTCAATTCCATTTGTTGCATTTGACACAACGGAACTGCTCTCTGAAGGCATTTGTGCGGACAACGTGCTGTGCCTGAGTCCATGCTCCAAGATAGATGCCCTAAGAGATTCCCAATCATGCTGTAAGGGTTGAGAACAAATCTCGTCTACGTCTTTCTTATATGTATCAATAGGAAGGATTCCATCTGAGTACTTAGTTCTACCAAAGTTTTCACACCATCCTTTCTCCTTTGCAATCTCATTGGATGACTTGATAAGATAGTATTGGAAAGACTCAGCAAGACCATGGACAGCATCCCATGCCTCTTGTGACCCATAATCAAATCCAAGTTTTGCCAAATAATGTGCAAGACCTATGAATCCTACTCCAAGTGATCTTCTTGACTTTGTAGCAACTTCTGCTGCCTTTACAGGGTACTCCTGATAGTCTATGAGTTCTTCTAGTCCCCTTACAGAAAGGTCACATAAGTCCTCTAATTCATCATCTGATCTAATCTTACCTACATTGACTGCACTTAATATACAGAGAGCAATTTCACCTAAGTGATCATCTATGTGTGTGATAGGATATGTAGGAAGAGTAATCTCCTGACACAAGTTACTCATGTGAACTTGATCTTTGAAAGAAGAGTGACTGTTACAATGATCTATATTCATAATGTAGATCCTACCTGTCTCTGCTCTCTCCTTCAATAGATCTAAGATAAGCTCCTGTGCTCCAATGGTAGTTCTAGGAATGGAAGAGTCTTTCTCATACTGTACATAGAGATCATCAAAGCGATCAGTGCCATAAACATCATAAAGACCAGGCACATCATGTGGACTGAAGAGCGTGATGTCCTCATTTGCTATGAACCTTTCATAAAATATCTTACTTAACTGAATGCTGTAGTCTAATTTTCTTACTCTGTTGTCTTCTGTTCCTTTGTTGTTTTTGAGGACGAGGATGTCTTGGATTTCTTGATGCCAGATAGGAAAGTGGACAGTAGCTGATCCTCCTCTGATACCGTTTTGCGTACAGCATCTGACAGTTGACTCAAATTTTTTAAGGAAGGGGACCACACCTGTGTGCTGAACTTCTCCACCCCTGATTTTAGAATTGATTCCCCTGATTCTACCTGCGTTAATACCGATACCAGCCCTCTGTGCGACATATTTGCCAATAGCCATATCACTGCTAAAGATACTATCGAGGGTGTCATCAATATCAACCAAAACACAAGATGCAAATTGACGAATGGGTGTTCGTACTCCTGCCATGATTGGCGTTGGGATGTTGATTTTGTGTTTGCTGATTGCGTCGTAGTACTTTCGGACATAATTAAGTCGATTTTCTTTAGGATAATTTCTAAACATCGTCAGAGCAATCATCATATACATGAACTGAGGTGTTTCATACACCTCTCCAGTGCTCCGATCTTGTACCAGATATTTATCAACAACTTGTCTCAAACCAGCATATGTAAACTTAAAATCACGTTCGTGGTTAAGAAATGTATCAGCCTTTGCGATTTCTTCCTTAGTATACTGATCAAAAATATCTTTATCATACAAATCTTTATAAGCAAGTTTGGTAATATGATCCTCTAAAGATGGCAATTCCCTAGTTCTACCATATAAACTCTTTCTTAATTGAAAAAGAAGAAGTCTTGCTGCTACAAATTGGTAATTAGGGTTGTCTAGATCTATCAAATCACTAGCACTCTTAATTAATATCTCTTGTATCTCTCCTGTTGTTATACCATCATAGAATTGTATTCCAGAATTAATTTCTACCTGACTGGCAGAGACTCCTGCTATACCACTACAAGCCTCTTCCACCATCTTGTGCATCTTATCCAAGTTAAGGGGTTCAGTCCCTCTACCATTACGTTTTTTAACTTTGATGCTGTCGCTCATGTTCGTTTCCAAGTGTTAAATTTTAGAGTTGCCTCTAGACCACGGTATGTATTCGATTCTACCAGATTTTGCACGTCATGTCCAGCCAAGAACATATCATTTATGTCCTTCTGCTGAATATTACTAGGCCATATTACAACAGTTTGCTTGGCTTCAATAGCAGACTGTATCCTACTGGTGATCTCTTTGCTTCGTGGTTCGTTATCATAGACCCACACAGGATCGCTAACCCCCCACTTACTAACATCACCATCAGCACCACACATTGCAATCGAATTGCGAAGGAACGTGCTGTCAAACGGTCCTTCAACAACAAAGACTGGAGTTCCTTTTCGGATTTTATCCAGTCCGTAGATCTTTGGTGCATCATCATCAAACATTACCGTGATATATTTAACAGAGTTCGGGCCAAGGGCTCTTCCCTGTACCCCAACTATATCACCATTATAGCATAATGGTATAACTATGCGTTCTTCATCATAAGAAATATTATCAAACGTTGGTTTTATTCCATTGACGAACCGTCTAAAGGTTTTGGCATAGTAAAAATCTCCTTGTACTTTTCTTCTATTGAGATATTCGGATGCTCTCTTCTCTTCATGTGCTCTTGGTAAGTCGAGCCTGCTACGTCTTTTAAATCTGGGTTTGGATTCTTTTGCGACTTCGATGACGTTTGGTTCGTTTGTTGTTGATCCTTTTCCTGTCTTTCCATCCTTGAACTTTTCTAAAGAATATTGAGACTGTAACGTAGAGTCAACCTTCTTTAAGAAGGAGTTAAAGGTCATAGAAGCACCACAGTTGTGACACCTATAGTTTACACTTGTCTTTATTCCATACAAATAACCTCTGGCCTTGCTTTTATTCTTCTTAGAGTCCCCACACAAAGGACATCTGCAATTATAGAGGTTCGGCTTAATTCTTTTAAATCTCTCTAGTCTCGGTGAGAGAAGACTTATATATTTAGCATCTATGTGATCCAAACAAAGCTATTTCGCTGTTTGAATTATACCTGATTGCTGACTTGGTGTCAATATAGAACCAACAACTCTCTGTCCAATTGGTGATACTACGAAAGAAATAACAGCAAGAGCACCAAAAATACTCCACATTTTCTTTTCCATCATACGAAGACGGTTATCTACCAGACGAATATCTCTCTCACATCCTGCTTTAATCTCCGCACTCTGACGGTTAACTTCCCTGTGAAGCGATTCCACTTTCTCAAATAATACTGCATCGATCCTATCCTGTTTATCTAATTTCTCATCATGAACAGCAAGCATCTGCCCCATCTTCTGGTTGTTCTCCTGAAGAGTTTCTATGACTCTCTCCAGTCTTTCCAGTATGGTGTCACTTGCCCTCATCTTTCTTCATCCAATTTTTTCTTAATCCTCTCTGATAGATATATCTTTTCTTCATTGGTTTATCATATCCCGCCACTGGTCCTTTAGAATCAGCACTACTACTAAATCCCCCTTGAGTACCTGCAGCATTAGCTACAGACATTTCCTCACGGAAATAATTTAAAATCTTATCAAGCTTTCTTGGATTCATTGTATGTCTGGTTTAGTTGCTTAAGACATTCAATATCAACCTGTATATCACTAATAAATGATCTAGGATGTTCGGGTAATTTACCTAAAAACATAACAAAAGTCTTCATTGGTTCCCACAATTCCTTTTCTATTTTATAAAAAAGTAAAGGGGTTGTTGCATCTTGAAAAACATTGTAAAGGACTATGAAATGATTTATAAGAAGGTGGGATTTGAGGTCACCAGTCTTCTTATATCTCTTCAGTAGTCTTTTAATATACTTGAACTTTTTCATATCATTCAAGAAATCCTCATACGTCACCGCTTGAGGATTATCATAATGTTTGATAGCAAAGATCAAATAATTGTCATCATTTAGTTCAGTAAAAATCATTTATTTCATACGATATTAAGAAGGTGTAGGATAGTGGATGCTATGTGCTCCTGTCTCAATACCAGACATGGCAACAAGAACTTCTTTCTTCACCCTAAGCTCTCCAGTGTTATCTAGATAAGTTTGAACACCAACCCATCCTTCACCAGTGTGTCCATAGGAAGCTGACAATCCACCGTTAATTGCAGTTGTAGAAATACCATATACCAAGCAATCAGAATCGAAATCAGATCCAGGGTTTCTATACCTATCTCCTTGTAAATCAAAGAGAGTATACTTGGGTAACTGTGATACGTAGAATGAAGTACCAGCAGAAGAAGTAACTGCAGATAAATCTGCGACCCCTTCACTAACTAATGCTTCAGTATGAGCAATAGCACATTCTTGAGTACCAGCAATACTAACGATAACCACATTACCGTAATATGTACCAGCATCGGAACGAACACCGACGCTGATTACATCACCAACTTGTGCAGATCCTGTTTCTCCAAAACTTGTACCAGCACCGAATATAACCTTGGTGTCATAACTGAACCCAGTTATAAGGCCAACATTGTCGATGTTATTGTTATTTCCCCAAAGAGCCATGTTCTTTTCCGTAGAATTTCTGTGCTATAAGATATTTATTAAAGATAGGCTTTCGATATATTGGTCGCAAAACCAATAACAGTAGTGGCAGCTGCGAGTACTGCAGCAGCTCCTATCACCCATTTTTCAACAACTTTTAATCTCTCACGAAGCTCATCTTGCTTCTCTTCAAGTCTCTCAATCTTTAATTGCATTACAGTAATACGTGTCTCTTGCGAGGCATCGAGTCCCAAATCAGACATTTTATATTATATTAAGTTGTTTTTATTTAGTCGTCTGGATCTAAGAAGTTTACCTTCTCATGATCTTTCTTTCTTAATCTTCTTGCTGCCTCTGCACCAGCATCTTTTCCATAGTCATGCTTAGGACTATCTTTTTTATTAGTGACTCTCTTCATAGCACCTATTGCTTTCTCTTTCCAACCTTCAAATGCTAGTTTAGGTCCACCTGCTTTCTTCTCAGCAGCGGCCTTTTCGTTTGGATTCATGTTACCTTTCGCAAGATTACGTAATTTTGCTTTCTTCTGTGCTGTTTTATGTGCTGACTTATCTATCTCAAAACTTTCCTTCTCAACTTTCTTCTCTGGCAATCCTTTATGCTTTGTCTTAGCAAACTTCTTAGCATCTTTCATGCTAATGTCACTTGCAACATCAGAAACTTCTTTGGATGGGTTCTTCATCTCACCCTTCTGGGCAGCACGAACCATTCCAAAGAAGCGTTGCTGTTTTTTAGATACTGCTGGCATTAGTATGGTCTAGAATAACGACCTTGTGATGGATCTTTTGCTCTTGCTGCAGCATTTTCCTTATCAACCTTTGCTTGATGAGCACGAACCTTTGCTTTGTCAGCAGCACTCTGTGGTTTTCTGGGGTTGTCCTTACTTACATACCCACCTTTTCCAACCTCTCTTTCAATTTTCTTCTTTACAAAATCAAGTGCAGCATCAGCTTCTACTACAGCTGTAGCAGGCATCTGTGGTTTCTTTTTAGAACCAATCTGCTTCTTCAGATCATCATAATCCATCTGGGTTCTGATTTTACGTGCAGCGTCTTGATCTTTTGGATTGTCGCTGACACTTTTAGTGAAAGCGTATTCTCTACGCTTATCACGAAAGTCTTCGTAAGTTATCATTATCCCCCGTACTGCTTCATGAACTCTTTAAATGCAGGAGAGTTGATTCCTCTATCAGGAGAATCCATTCTCTTTTGTTTTGCAGTTCTAGTATCTGCTTTCTTTGCAGCTGCTTCACCTTTCTCAGGATCTCTTTGATATCCCTCATCAAATACCTCCCAATTCAATACAAGAATCTCTTCTTCAGTCATAGGACTAACCTTAAACTGAACCTCATTCATCTCACCAAGTTCATCAAGAGCTTCAGCAACTCTGTCCCAAAGAATGTCTTCCTTCACCTTATCCATCTTACCACCTTTACCATAAGTCACGCATGGATTTTGTCCACAACCACAGTTCTTTTCACTTTTTTTACCACCACCATGTCCTTCAAGGACTTCTACTTCACCACCAAGTGCTTGTTCCAGTTTAACTTCTGGATCAATAACCACTTTATTTTTTACATTAGTCTCCTTCACTTTCTTCATTGCCTTAGATTGTGGTTCATCTACAGTATTACTGTACTCAACTAATTCATCTCTCCATCTGTAAGATTCTTTTCTAGCTTTCTTACCCATTGCCTTTTTGATTGCCTTATCTCTTGAACCCATGTACTCATCGGTTCCTGATTCTACTTTACCATCGCCATCATAGTCTTTAGCAGCCATTTTTTCATGTATGACATGCTCATGCATAGACCCTTCTAGAATTTTTAAAGAAGTAACAGGTACATTCTTCTCAACACCATGCTCAAAGAAGACATCATAGTGTTGTACTACACCATTTTCATCAAGGTCATGCATTCCTTTTATGCAGTTACCAATACCAAACTGCTCATGCTTTACCTTAGATGCACAGTCATGCTTCTTTTTCTTTTTGGTGCTCTTAGTACCATATGCTTCAGTAGTAGGCACCTTCTGACCTTTTATCTCAGCATATAATTCAGCATACTCTTCATTTTTTAAATGATCAGCAGCTGCATACCCTTTCACACCCTTCTTATAGTTCTGATAAGCAGGTGTATTTGCCTTTTTATCTGCTCTGGTGACTATCATATCCTTCTTGCCACCATCACTCTCATTCCCAGAAGCTTTTGGATTTCCATAAACTGCTTCCGCATAGAGGGTATTTAAATCCTTCACTGCTTTTTTCTCAGAATAGATGTCCATTTTATCAAGAACTATTTTTTTCTATATTTATTTAGGAAATTCTTAAATGACTGAACTGCAACACCAGGAGTCTTCTCTTCTGCGTTCTTTAAGTACCCTTTAGTGCCTACTAAAGTGTTGGGATGAGTCTTATCTCTCATCTTACGATCCATTTTTACTTCACTATACGCCTCAGATACATCATTTATCCAAGATTTGAACATCATTTTGTCTTCTGTGACACTAATAAGGTAGTTTGTACCCCTACGAACGATGCGACCTCTCAATCCAGTGTTTAAATTTTCAACTAAATCACCTATCTTAAAGATTTTTTTGAGGAAGAAATTCTCACGTAGTCCTTCCCAATCAAGTTTAGGTGCAATTCTCCAAAGACCCTCATTAACTTTAGATCCTGGTTTAACTTTCTTAGCAGCTGCTCTTTTTACTGAATTAAATATGTTTTGTGCTAATTTTTGATCAACTTTTGATGGCATTCCACTCATAAAAGTCTTAAAATCATCGTCTGCTGCTGCTTTTCTTAACTTAGACGCAGACATTCCCTCGATGCCCTCAGCATCGGGGTCTCTGTCCCCTGCTGAAACAACGTTAATGTCCTCAAAATCATAGAGGTCTCCGTTGTATTTGAGTGCGAGTTTCTCAAATTCAGCCTGTCTGTCAGCACCAACCACGATGTTGATACTGGAGTATCCATCTTCATTTGCTTTCTTTAATACATTAAATATGGTCTTCATCTCACCATCATTCACAATTCTTTCACCATGTGACGGATATAATTGTCTCATGTAAGAGATTTTTTCGTCTGGTGATAGTGGATTTTTAGTATCGTCTTGTGTTCTTGATGGATAAATGCCATAATCCCCATTTTTTGACGCTGCTTTTGCAGCATTCATTAGTTTTTCATGCCCAACCGTGGGTGGATTGAACCTTCCAAAGGCAACAGTAGCAGTTCCTCTATCCTCTTTTTCTTTTTTACCATCATCATCTGATGCTGGCATTCCAGTTGCACCACCTTGTGTTTGTGGTTGTCTAGTCTGTTGAGTAGGTTGAGCCTGTGCTGCTTTTTGTTTAGCAGGTGCTTCTTGTTTACCTCCTCCTCTCTTCTGAGCAAGTACTAATTCACCTTTTTCAGTATGTCCACGGTAATTTCCTTCTCTATCATACCAGTTTCCATGCCCATCCGACACAAATCCCAAGCGTCGAGCTTGCTCAACTGCACGGGATGTTTTAGGTGCTTCGGATAAAAACTGTTGAAAAGACTTCATATTACTTACTTTCCATACTGTATTTATACTATCTTAACTCCAGGTGTAGTGATAAACAATGATTTACCAGACCATCCACCTTGAGCTCTTGTTCTGACAGTGATAGGAATTAAGACATTAAAACCATTAAATTTAAATTGCATCTTAAATGATTGTGAGGTTCCATCATATTCCGTTCTTATATTTTGAATTCTATTTGATTTTTTATTAAATAAAACCTCCTTTAAATCCTCATTATCAGATACATCTTTAATTCTACTCTCACCCCTATCAGTACCAATCAAAAGTTTATAAGGACATGGTGTAAAAGTAGATCTAGGATCATCATAAGTATAAAAATATATGGTATTTAAAAAATATACCATGTTCTCAGGATCCTCAAGATGTTTTGCAAAACCACTAATCAAATTATTTCTGAAAGGCCAATAGAAAGCACCTTTATAAAAATCTAACTGATCTAATTTAAAATTTGCTGCTAAATTAGCAAACACTTCTCTTGATTTAGTTTCACTAAATGCTTCCTTACTGATGTTCACTGAGTCTAAAGCAGATTTTGCTGTTGGTTTCTTTACCTCTTTAGCAGCATCATTCCAAGCATTATCAATAATTTTACCAATGTCATTTTGTTGTGTGCTAGATTCTAATTTACCATAGAAAGCGTA